TTAGAATTTGCAACATTAGTGGAACTAGTATGGCATCGCCGCAGATTGCAGGACTTTTAACATTATATACACAACTTAATCCGGGTGCAACACCTGCACAAGCAAAAGCATTTATTGAAGCAACTGCTGCTGAAGATGTACTATACTCTACAGATTTAGATAATGATCATGACGATTATAGAAGTCTACAAGGAAGTGCAAATGCAATGGCATTCAATAAGTTTAATAGTTCTATACAATTAACCTTAGGACCAGCAGTAGTACAAGAAGTTGCTGTGCCGCCGGCACTTACACCGTCTTACGAAATAACACCTGCATCTAATAATATTAATGAAGGTAGTGCATTAACTTTCAATGTTACTACAACTAATGTTGACGATGCAACAACATTATATTGGACTGTTACAAGCGGAAGTGATTTTGGAGTTTCGAATGGTAGCTTTATAGTTTCAGGTAACACTGGATCCTTTACAGTTACACCAACATCTGACGAGACTACTGAAGGGGCCGAAACATTTACAGCTAGTGTAAGAACAGAAAGTATTAACGGTACAGTAGTAGCAACATCTATTAATGTTACAATTAATGATACAAGCACAACACCAGAAGTTGATCCGGACCCAGAGCCAGATCCAAGTCCAGATCCAACATATTCAGTAGAACCTGCATCTAATAATATTAATGAAGGTAGTGCATTAACTTTCAATGTTACTACAACTAATGTTGACGATGCAACAACATTATATTGGACAATTCAATCTAACGCTGAAGATTTTACAACATCGAGCGGAAATTTCACAATTAACTCAGACTCGGGATCATTTACAGTAACTCCGGATGCAGACGAAACTACTGAAGGTGCGCAAGCATTTACTGTTGCTATTAGAACAGGCGGCATTGGCGGAACTATAGTTGATACTAGTGTTGCAGTTACAATTAATGATACGAGTATAACACCAGAACCAGACTTTACTCCAGACTATACAATTACTGTAACTAATAGTGGCAATAATTATCTTCTTAGCGGAACCGATCGAAACGGAACATTTACTAATCAGTCGCAGCCAGCATTGGCATTTAACAATGGAGATAATGTAAGATTTAATGTTAATGCCGGAACATCAACAGCACATCCATTCTATATTAAGACAGTACAAGGCAGCGGCACAGGAAATCAAGTTTCGGGCGTTGATGGTCAAGCTACAACACAATTAGACTGGACAACTAATACAGACGGTACTGGAACATATTACTATCAGTGTAGTATACACAGTGGCATGAACAATACAATCACTATATCATAAGGAAGCATTATGGCAGTACAATTAATTAATATAGGTCAAATAGCCAATGATGGTACTGGTGACGATCTTCGAGAAGCATTTATTAAGATCAATCAAAATTTTGAAGAAATTGATTTACGCGATGACGAACAAACAACTGCTAGTAATTTAGGCGCAACTGGCGAAAGTATATTTTCTAATAAAGTAAATTATGATTTACAATTTAAAAAAATTGCCGGCGGCGACAATATTATTTTAGCATCCGATGATAACAAAATTACAATTACTGCCTCGCAAACACTTACTGTAAACGCAGATACAGGCACAACAGATATTGTTGGTTCATCTGATATTACAATTTCCGGCGGAGATGGCATTACTACTAGTATTACTGACGGTGCATTAACTATTACAAACGACTATGTAGCAGAGCTTGTTGAAGACACTAGCCCTACACTTGGCGGATCATTAGATGCACAAGGATTTAATATTACAAATGTCGGAACTATTAATGCTTCCAGCGTAGTTGGTAATTTTACAGGTAATTTACAAGGTCTAGTATACGGTAAAGATATAAGAAATCTAATTTATAACTTTGAGAATTTTGATTTCGGAAACGTAGCAGCAACAGTTAATAACATATTTGATTGGATTGTATTATCTATAGATGTTGATCTTGGAACAATTACACAACCAGACCCGAGAACTATTGATTTCGGAAGTCTATAATAATTCCGATAAATACGTTGTATAAGGAATTAAAGTATGACTTTTGACCCAAAAAATATTGGATTATCAAGCGATGCAGGTCCAACTCCAAGTAGAACATTATTTTATACTACACAAGGAGTAATGTCTGTTACATCAAACGGATTGCCATATCCTGCACTTGCCGATGCTACAAATGTAAATGAAAAGAACTATAATTTTAAATTTGTTTATAGAGCAAAATCATCTACACAGTCACCGCAAGTATGTAATAACGATAATATAGGAATATTTGTAAACGGAGTTGTATTTAAACATGTGCCTGTGAGCACACGAATTCCTTATAGATCAACAAAGTCTCCAGCAGGTTATAAATTTAATACTGTACACCTTGCTGAAGTGTTTGAAAAGGATTCGGCTCACGGATACAACAATAATGGTACATACGAGTACCATTCGGGAAAATTTTTAAAAGATGCATGGAATACTCCTTTAGTATACAATAATAGATTCTATTATTCACAAACAAATTACAATGGAGATAATTTTCGACATGCAGATGGTCATAGTAAAGTATTAGGATTTTCGTTTGACGGTTATCCTATTTACGGTCCTTACGGATATGTAGCAGCAACAGATAACACTAGCGGTACTAAACTTATACAAAGTGGATATGTTACTTTACCTAATGACTCTCATAGACCTAGAAACTACAAATATAACGATATTATAGAAACTTCTATAGGAGAAGTCGAGTTAGATGCTGGCTCATTTATACAAGATTATATCTATAAAAAGAACAAAGGTGACCTTGACGAGCAAAATGGTCGTTATTGTGTAACTCCAGATTTTCCGGAAGGAACTTATGCGTACTTTTTAACCTTTAAAGATGAAACATTAGATAGCCCAGCGTATCCATATATTGTAGGGCCTTCAACATATCAACAGAGAAATTTTGTAGAAGAAATAGCAGAAAAGATACTTCCAGAAGAAAGCTTATGGACTATTCCAACAGGCAAACGTATTAGTACATTAATCGAAAGAAATGTTACAGAATTAATATTGCCACTTACTAATGCAAACGGAATAACAGTTGAAGTTATTTCAGGAAGTCTTCCGCCAGGATTGCGTTTAGAAGAAAATATTATTCGCGGAACAGTGTACGAAGTTATAAGAGACACTATTTTTAATGTAGTTATTAGGGCAAAATACGAAAATAGATTTGAAGATAGAACACTAGAATTTGTTGTTACTGGCGCCGATGACCCTGTGTGGCAAACACAAGAAGGTCTTTTACCAATCGGTGAAAATAATAGTTTATTCATACTGGATAGTTCTTATGTTGATTTTCAATTAGCAGCAGTAGATCCTGACATTAGTGCAGGAGACGAACTTTCTTACTATATTGCTAATGACGACGGCGTTCTGCCTCCGGGAATAACCTTAACCGAAGACGGAAGAATACAAGGTATTGTCGAACCACTTCTAAGTTTAGACAAACGTTTCCAAGGAGGCGGATATGACTCTATGCCGTTTGGCGGGATTCCTATGGATTATGCTACACTTAGTTCAAACGGTTATGGCAGTTTCTTTTACGATACTGTAGGATTTGGGTTTAATGAACCAACATCTAATCCTAGAAAATTAAATCGATATTATCCGTTCGCTGTTACTGTCACAGACGGTGATACATTTGTACGTAGAGAATTTAAAATTTATCTTGTTGGCGACGATTATTTAAAAGCAGACAACACGATCATGCAAGCCGGTACTGGCGTATTTACTGCTGATGCAACAAACGTTAGAACACCTACATGGTTAACTCCAAGAGACTTAGGATTTAAGCGAGCAAACAATAATACAACGTTATATTTAGAAATTATTGATAACCCTACACTAGAAGGCGTTCTTATATATACGTTGGAAAGTGTAAACGATGACGGTACACCTAGCGAACTTCCGCCAGGGTTAACACTAGATAGTACTACAGGAGAAATAGTTGGCAGATTGCCTTATCAGCCTGCTATTACTCAAAATTATAAATTTAGTGTACGTGCTACAAGAATTACAAATGACTTAGATACTGTAGAAATTTTTGCAAATTATTTTGAAGACACTTTGTTAGGCAAAGACAGCTTTAAAATTTATAAAATAGATTTAACAGGAGATATTGACGGAGTAAACGATTTATTTGAGTTAGTTGGCAGAGATATCTTATTAGGAAGTAGACAGTATAAAGTAACAAACGTAGATAGTAGAAATCAAGACTACGATATTATATTCTTAGATCAAACACTTGCTCCGAGCATTCCGTTATTAATGTCAAGGACTGCAAGAACAGGGACTAACGATTTATTTGTTTCGAGACTTTCCGAGTCAGAAAAAGATAAGTATCAAGGTAGAGTATTAAGATTTGCAGATAACGAAACATACACAATAACAAACATTGTACCATACATCGAATATGACATTAGGCAGTCAGATCCAAATACTGATCCGATATTGCCTAGTAAATCTCCTAGACAAATTGAAGTAAACACAAACTATTTTGTAGGTGATTATGTTATTTTTAATAGTGAATCAGGCGGCAATGATAAAGTATATAAAGCAATAGTTACACACAACACACAACCAGTACTAGACGTTGACGGAAATTTAGTATTAAATGACGACGGCATAGTACAAATTAATTTTGAAACAAGCAATTGGCAATTAGTTGCAGAAGGATTATACGGACTATCTTTGCAAGATAGACTTACAGCAACAAAGCAAGCATTAGAAGCAGAATACGGATATACTGCATATATAGATGTTATTGATAAAAATAACTGGCGTGTTAAAATACCAAGCACAAGTACTAGCAGAGTTATAGAAAATATAAGAGATTTCTTTTCAGAATCTGATAGTACTAAGTTAATTATATCTGTACTGCGCGACGACGAGCATAAAATAAAATTAGATAAAAATTTATCTAGACAACTTAATCAGGGACGTAATATCGGAATTGCGTTATTCCAAAATGATTCGTTTAGAGAAAGTTTAATTGTGGCAGCATCAGACGAAGTTGATATACCTAGTACAGCAAAGACATTCGAACTTCGCGTAATAGGAGAAATTGATTCTAATATAGAATGGATAACGCCTTCTGATTTAGGAATTATTAATGCAAACTTTACAAGCACACTAAAAGTCCAAGCACAAACTACAGTACCAGATACAAAAATGATTTATACTGTTAAAAAAGGCAAACTACCTTTTGGAATGTATTTAAATTATGAAGGTGAAATTATAGGTGCAGCACGTCAGTTTGGAAATGAAGAAAATCCTGGGCTAACTACATTTGATAATATTACTACTACCTGGGACGGATTTTTTCCTGGAGAAACTTCATTTGATCGAACTTACAAATTTACAGTAGAAGCGAGAGATAGGTTTAATTACACTGCTATCGAACGAGAGTTTCTATTAAAAGTAGAAGATTTAGACGATATACAATACACAGACGTGTTTATGCGTCCAATGTTGCCGCAGACACAACGAATTGAATTTAGAAACTTTATAAGTAATTCAGATGTGTTTAATCCTGAAAATATTTATAGACCTGGTGATCCAAAATTTGGAATACAAAAAAATATGGATATGCTAGTATACGCAGGTATTGAAGCAAAATCTATTAATGAATTTGTAGCGGCTGCTGCAAAAAATGCAAAGCGTAAAAAATATATATTAGGTGATTTTAAGACAGCAAAAGCAGTTGACCCCGACAGTAATGAAACCATATACGAAGTTGTATATATTGATGTACAAGATCCTGCGATGAGCGATAACGGCAAGACAATGTCTAAGTTCAATATTGCTACAGAAAATAAAATTACAGCAGACAGTATACAATATTCTGTAAAAGACGACGAAACTAAGACTGGTGCAGGTTACGAAAATTTACCAGTATACGGCCGTGGAGTTATTAGATTCATTGTAGTAGACAACGAAGAGCTTGTAATCGAAACACGAGGCGATACTGTTGATGTAGACGTTGATAATCAAGATTTTGAATTAGAAATTAGAGACGGCGAAGTAACAATAGAACTGCAAATATCAGACAGTGAGCCTAACAGATTTAGACCTAAGACTAATACAATTAAAGCCGACTCGGATGCAGTTAAAGTAAGTCAGACCAAAGACAGAGTACGATATCGTAGTAGTATAGAACATATCCGTGATAACATAGAAAAAATAGGATTAAAAGAACGAAACTTCCTGCCGTTATGGATGCGAAGTCCACAAGATCAACTACAAGAACTAGACTATGTAACTGCTATACCGGTGTGTTACTGCAAACCTGGTACTAGCGAAGTAATTCTAAATAATATTAAGAATTACGGATTTGACACAAAAAATATTAACTATGATATAGATAGATATATAGTTAGAGAAATAGATATAGACGAACAAGAAAAATATGTACTGTTCGCAAATTATCAATTTAATGTTTAAACACGCTAAATATATTAGTGTAAAGAGGAAATAAAATGGCCAGTACAATAATTAGTGAAACACTAGATGCACAATATCCGATAGCAGGTGTAGATAATGACACCCAAGGATTTCGTGACAATTTTCAAATTATAAAGGATAATTTTGAAAAAGCAAAAAATGAAATTACAGTCTTACAAGACGGAACAGTGAAGTTAGATTCAGATAACAACTTTCAAGGCGACTCAACCCTTATTGATGTTAATGTTACACGATCAACTCAGGAATATCATAATCCAGGAACAGTAAATTCTGCACAAAATATTAGTTTCTTAAATGGTCATTATCAAACTATTACACTAAGTTCAGATGTAACTGAGTCTATTAAATTTACTCTTGCTGATTGGCCAGATAGAGAAGGTTATGCAAAAATTACTGTTGAGCTATTTGATGCAGACGAATCTGGAAACAACCCAGTAACATTCGATGTAGAAGGTGGCGGCAGAATCAGATATAGCAATAATTGGCCAGAATTGCAAACTCCTACTTGGCCGGAAGATGCAACAATCGACACTGCTCCGAGATTACTAATGGAATTTTGGACATATAATCAGGGTGCCACAGTATATGCTAATTACATAGGTTCCTTTGCATGACACACCCGTTGGCAGGTGATTTATCTAATCTGACAACAAATGAGTTGGAGGAAAAAATAATAGACCTCCAACGCAAATATTTTATGTCTGCAAATGTTGATGTTCAAATGCAGATTTCTATCTTGTTAGATACTTACAAACAAGAAGTACAACATCGTAGAATAATTGAGTCCCAAAGACAAAAAGAACAGCAAGAAGGCGATTCAGGACTTGACAATTTAATCAATGTAAGTTAAAATAAGTGTATGCTTATGAAAACAGACGAACTAGGTATTCCACGATTCTCTAATCGCAATTTAATCGATATGATCTATAGTGGTCATGCAGATAAAGTGCATGTGGTATTGTGTGATGCTAACGATGACGTAGACAAGTTCAATGCTGCAATGGAAGAACAAGGTCTAGACAAACTACAAAAGTATATACCATTAGATGTAGATCAAAAGACTTTTGACGGTGTATGTCAAGGTGAATGGTTTATGCCTGAAGAGTATAAGAACATTGATGTAGACGACTGGTGTCTTCGTAAATTAATGAAGATAAAAAATGCTACACATCACGATCGAATACTTTGGTCAGAAGAATGGGATAGAGCATACGAAGAATTACAAGAATTTAAAAAGCGTGATATGTATCCACTACTACGCTATATGGTCTATCTCGTAGACTTTATGCGTGAGAACGACATTGTATGGGGTGTAGGACGTGGATCAAGTGTAGCAAGTTATGTGCTATATTTGATAGGTGTACACAGAATTAATTCAATCCAATATGACCTGGATTGGCAAGAGTTCTTGAGATAAGTAAGTATATAATTAAACAAGGAGACAACTATGTCTAAAATATCATCAGCAAGAAAGCAATATCGAAGCATGCGAGGTAAACAAGTAGATATGGATCTACTGCGTAAACGCAATGAACTTACTCCAGCAGCCGGTAATGCCAAAGTAAATGCCCGCGGCGACGAATTAGGCCCAGGTGGAAAAATTATTCGCAAACGCGAAGATATTGTAAAAGAACACTATGCAGTAGCAGGAACAGCAAAGCGTGATAGTGATTATGTTCCAGAAGAAACAGTCGAGGAGCAGCCTGTTGTACAACAGACTCGCACTACTAAAAAATCAGCGTCTCCGGCAGAAGTAGCAGCTGAAGAAGCTTCACTAGACGATCAAGAAGAATGGATCGAAGACGATGATGGTAATTTTGTAAAAAAAGGTTAAAGTATGGCGCAGAATTTAAATACAATTAAAGGAACATTACGAGCAGTTCAAGATCGTGTTCTTGTATCAGATATGCACTTTGGTGAACAAAAGACTAAGAGTGGCCTGATACTAAGAGATGATAACGGTACTACACGTGGTATTTACCCACGCTGGGGTCGAGTATACGATAAAGGTCCTAAAAATAAAGATGAATACGAAGTTGGCGATTGGATTTTAATTGAACACGGGCGTTGGACTAGAGGTGTTTCATTAGAGTCTGCAGAAGGTCAATTAGAATTGCGCATGGTAGATCAAGAATGTATTTTAGCGTTTTCAAAAGAAAGACCGAATGATGTACAAATAGGTGGCGAGTATGCAGACGGTGAACATGCAACAATTGATCCATCTAATTTTGTAAATGTATAAGAGGACATAATGACAAACCCATTTGAAGATATTGAACGCTTTGGCTCAGCGTGTGATCAAGCACCTAGCGTAGAAAATTATGCAATGTATCTTGATCTAATTACAGAAGAATACAACGAACTAAAAGACGCCATTGTTGCAAATGAT